CGTCGCCGGCCGGCTGTGGCCTAACTCCCCTACATCTCCCCTGTATCTCCCCCAGGCCCCTTATTCGGGGCCTGGGCACCACCACAGGACGTCACCACCATGTCCGCCACCTTCAATCCAGACCACATCTGCTTTTTTGATTTCGAAACCAAAAGCGGCGTCGATCTCCAGGACGCCGGCGCCGTGCGCTACGCCTGCGATCCGAAAGCTGCGGCAGTAATACTGACCTATGCGATCGGTCGGCGGCCGGTTGAGCTGGTGGTTGCCGACGATCCCGGTGAGCCGCTGGTGTGGGATGAGCTACCCGATGATTTTCGCCAGTTCTATGACCGGGCGCTGGGGTCCAACACTCACAAGTTCGCGGCTCACAACGCCGGTTTTGATCGGTCGATTTGGAATTACGCCCTCATTAACGCGCCAGAGCTGTACCCCGAGATGGTCATCGATACCTCGGTGCAGGCCACTGCCGCCGGTCTGCCGCCCGACCTGGCCGGCGCCTGCCAGGCTTCCGGCAGCATCCACAAGGTCGAGGACGGCAAGAAGCTTATTGGGTTGTTCTGCGAGCCCAAATCTGTCGGTACGCCGCAAAAAAATCCGATCCAGTGGATGCAGTTCTGCAATTACGCGATCGGCGACATCGACGCCATGCGCTCACTCTTCCTGCGGACCCGGCAATTGCCGTTGCGCGAGTGGAAAGAGTATTGGAGCATGGAGCAGATCAACGATCGCGGGATCGGCGTCGACCTCGAATTCGCCCGCAAGGCCAACGCGCTGGCCAAAGAAGCCAAGATCCGCAGTAACGACGAACTGCACGAGCTGACCAACGGCGCCGTTACCACCGTCGGCCAGGTCAAGCCGTTGACCCAATGGCTGATCGGCCGGCTACCGGACGATGGCGACGGTATGAAGATCCTCACCAAGCGTGAGGAAGAAGTCGACGAATACGGGACAGAGACTCGCCCGGCCAAATATTCGCTGACCCGAAGCCGTGTTGAGAAACTCATCCCATACTGCGAGTCGATCGAGGACGACGATGCCGTGCGCGCCCTGCAGATCCGGCTGTATGGTGGATCCACCACGCCGGCCAAGTATGGCAAGATCCTGGCCCAGCAGGTCGATGGCACGGTATACGGCCAATACGTCTTCAATGGTGCGCCACAGACCGGCCGCGCTTCCAGCCGCGGCGTGCAGATCCAGAACCTGGCGCGATCGTTTCTCCCTTACGAGCATGAAGCGATTGAGGCCATCTTAAACGGCGCCGATTATGATGAGCTTGCCAGGATTGGCAGCACTCGTGACAGCCCTGCCAGCTCTGACACCCCGGTGGTTCGTAAGCTGGCGTTGCTGATTCGGCCCACTTTTGTTCCCAAGGGATCGAATCAGTTCGTGGTCAGCGACTTCAGCCAGATTGAGGCAAGAGTATTGCCGTGGCTGGTTGGTCCTGAGAGCAAGGGCGCCCTGGCGCGGCTGCAGATCTTCCGCGACATCGATGCCGATCCTTCCCTGCCGGACCTGTACACCCGGTCGGCCGCGGCGATGTCCGGTCTAGCTGTTACCGAAATCACCAAAGCATTACGGCAGCGTGGCAAAGTCGCTGAATTGGCTCTGGGATTCGGCGGCGGGGTCGGCGCGCTCGCCGCCATGGGCGCTAATTACGGGCTTTATCTGCCCACGTCCGAGGCCAAGGATGTGGTCGATCGGTGGCGCAAGGCCAACCCTTGGTGCGTTCGGTTCTGGGGTAAGCACGATGCGGATACTTCCTATGGGTTATGGGGCGCCGTCAACAAGGCGCTGGAGGCGCCCGGCGCCACGTTCGAGGCTGGCCGGGTGTCCTACGTCTACCTGAAGCAGGTGCTCGGCGGCACGCTGTATTGCCAGCTGCCGTCCGGCCGTTGCCTGGCTTACAGGGGCATCAAGTACGAGCGGGTCAACATCCTGGACGACGACGACAAGGTCGTCGACGTCCAGACCCAGCTGCGGTTCTGGAAGGGCCGCACCCGGTCGCACATCTGGCATGGCACGCTCTGTGAAAATATTGTCCAGGCGACCGCCGCTGACTTGCTGCGCGGCACTCTGGTGCGTTGCGAAGACGCCAATTTCAATGTGCGCCTGCACAGTCACGACGAGATCCTGACCGAGGTCGGGCTGTGGGATGGCAAGCTGGAGGCCGGCCTGCTGCGTGACGTGATGCGCCAGGGCTTCGACTGGTCCGAAGGCCTGCCGCTGATGTCTGAGGAAACTATTCAGCCATATTATTCCAAGTGGGAGGCTGAGTGAGATGCCTCCTTACACCGCAACCCGGCCGATCCCGCCGGAGATCCGCGACCAACTCAACAAGCTGATGCTGGTGCTCGGTTCGGTCAACGAGGGCGAGAGCGCCGCGGCCGCCGGCCGCATCACCGGCCTGCTCAAGCGCCACGGCCTGGACTGGCATGACATTGTGGGATCGATCGGCCAGGCGGCGCGATCGGCGCCAAAGCCGCCACCACGCAAAGCGAAATCGTATACCGGCCCACAGACTATGACCTTCAGTGAGCTGATGCAGTTGGTGCAGTTGATTCTGCGCAGTCCGATCAACGCGCAATCGCGCCAGTTTCTGGCCGGCATGCTCGATCGCGCGCAGATCTTTGGCAAGGTCACGTTTTCCAACAAGCAATGGGTATGGCTCCAGGATCTGGCGCGGCGGGCGGGTGCGATATGAGTGCCGATGGTTATTCAACTTCAGTTCCAGTGAAAGTGGCGGAAATGTTTGAGGATCTTGCATGGAAGGTTTGGGAGATCGGCTTCGATAAATACTCGGCGCGCGCCATCCTGCAACGTATCCGTTGGCACTACCAAGTCGATCGTGGCCTTCGCGAATTCAAATGTAACAACAATTGGACACCTGGCATGGCTCGCGTGTTCATGAAGAAGTATCCGACTATGCGCGGGTTCTTTGAGATCCGTAATCGTAAAGGTCACGTAACAAGCTGGGATGATTAGGAGTTGTAACATGACAGAAATGCTGTTGGTCGATGTATCTAACTGGACACCGAATGTTACTTACGACGAAGGCCTTAAGCTGTGCGAGAAGCTCGGACTGATTGAGACGTTAACGCACGGCGAACACGACTACGGCCGGCTCACGCAAACTGGCATCAATGTGTTGAGGGTTCTGATGGTCATGGCCGGACATGCGGCCGATCCAAAGAACACACTGAAAGGATCATGATGATGGTTGGAATTGTAGCTGAATGTGAACACTGCGCTGGCAAATGGATGGTGCCGGCAGACATTAAACTGGCGCCGGATGTACTTGAGGGTTCATGTATGGATTGCCAGCACGAGGGTGATGTCGAGCGTCCGTTGACATTCCGTTACTGGGGCGACGATCGCGATGTCAAGTACGACGAACCTGACGAGGTGTTGTCGAGGGATTGGTTGCTGCTCGACGACAGCGATGAATACAAAGACGATATGCCGGAAACTCATCCTGATTTCTACAAGGGCGTCGCTGGCAAGCGCAGCAAGGATTCGCCGCCGATCGATTTCTCAGAGTGGAATCTGTTCAACGAAGACGAGGTAACCAAGTTCTTCAAGCAGTTGCTGCAACGTGGCTTCCAGCACGCCACCGAAAACTACGAATGCTACGTCACGTTCAGCTCCGATTTCGCCGAGGATATGAGCACAGTGGATGATCCGACCGAGATGCGGGTCAGCCTGCCGATCGGTGAGACTGAAGATGAAAGTCCAGAATGGCGGTTTTCACTGTCGGATATTATCACCAGTCTGATCGAGTGGAAGGAGGCCGGCATAGGTGGTCCGATCGAGGGTAACGATCGGCCGCTGATGGAAGCGGTGCGTGACGACCTGCGCCGGTTCGCCAACAAGCTTGATGCCGCATTAAAGCGCAAACCACGTCCGGCAGCAGCGAAGAAGAAAGCTAAGCCGGAGCTGAAAGAGTGAGACAGAAATCAGAACTGCGACCGTATCAGAACCGGATCGCCAGCGCGCTTTACAAAAAGCCGGCGGGATACCGTCGCTGGAGCAGCATGAGAGAACGCTGCAATAATCCTAATTGTAAAGATTGGGGTCGGTATGGCGGCCGAGGTATCACCGTATGTGAGCGGTGGAATACGTTTGCTAATTTTATCGTCGATGTTGGACATCCGCCGTTTCCTGGCGCGCAACTTGATCGTATCGATAACGATCGCGGGTATGAGCCGGGTAACGTGCGCTGGGCCACGTCGTATGAGCAACAAGTAAACAGCCGCAAGGTTATGATTTGGGTCGAGGTAGACGGCGTCCGACTTAGTTGGAAAGCGTGGGCGCGTAAATTAGGTGTCAGCCATCAAGCGTTGAGTTATCGGGCCAAGATATTTGGCAGTCGTGAATTGGCTGTACGGTCGATCGTGAATCTTCCGATGAACCATCATAATAAATTGGATATGTATTGTGCAGAATAAATCTGAGTTGAGAGCTTACCAAAACAGGATCGCCACTTCTCTTTATGAGTCTGATGAGAAGATTGCGGTGGCACGTCCTGGCTCTGGAAAAACAATCGCGGCGCTGACCGCGATCGAGGAGCTGATCCGCGACAAGCATGTTCGCAACGTCCTGGTGATCGCACCGAAGCGTGTTGCCAGGATGGTATGGCCGGACGAGATCAAGCTGTGGGCGCACACCGCCGGGCTGACCTACCAGGTGATCACCGGCACGCCACGGCAGCGTGCCGACATGCTGGCCGACTCCACCGTGTTTAAGATCAACATTCTCGGCATCGACGTCGTCGATTGGTTGTTGTCGGAGCTGACCAAATACCCCGATGACCATCCTTTGTTTGATCTGCTGATCATCGACGAGGTGTCGAAGCTGCGCGATCCCTCTGGCGTGCGAGCTCGGATGCTGCTCCGACACGCCAAGCGGTGGCGCATGATCTGGGGCCTGACCGGAACGCTACGGCCGTCCGGTGTCGCCGATCTGTTTATGCCGGCCACGGTGATAACCCGCGGAAAAATTTGGGGCCGATCGTTTTATAGCTGGCGCAAGGCGCGGTTCTATCCGGTTGACTACCAGGGCTACCAGTGGGCGCCGCTGCCGGGAGCGGAGGAACTGATCCACAAGGAAATCGCACCGCTGTGCGTCACCTTGCGCGACGACGAGCTGCCGCAGCTGCCAGAGCTTTCGATCCTGTTTGACCGCGTCCAGTTGCCGGCCAGCGCCCGTAAGCAATACAACGATATGGAGGAGCATCTGTTGCTTCGTAATGGCGACGAGACGGTCCTCGCTGCCTCGGCTGCAGTGGCAACTGGCAAGCTCGCTCAGATCGCCAACGGCTTCGTCTACGACGATGGTACGACGAGCACCATCCACTCGGAGAAGGAGGAGTGGGCGCAGGATATCATCGACAGTGCCGCGGGGCCGGTGTTGTTCATCTACGAATATCGCGAGGACTTGCGAATGCTGCGTCGGTTGCTCGGCGAAGATCTGCCGTACCTCGGTGATGGGGTCACCGACAAAACATCTGATCACAACATCACCCTATGGAATGAGGGCAAGTTGCCGTTCATGGCAATCCATCCAGCATCAGGCGGCCACGGCCTGAATCTCCAGTTCGGCGGTTGCGACATGGCCTGGATCAGCCCCACCTGGTCACCAGAAATGTGGGAACAAACGATCGCCAGGCTGCATCGTTCCGGGCAGACCAAGCCGGTGGTGGTCCGCGTCTGCGTAGCCGATGGCACTGTCGACCAGATGAAGATCGATCGCGTGCATAAAAAGATGACGGCGCAGCAAGCGTTCGAGGCCTATTTGCGCCGTCATCAAGGAGTAAAGGAGGACGTCTAAGCATCTATAGATTAGCAGCTTTCTCCAGGTTCAGCACCAATTGCTCGTCGAAAGCATTCTTGGCGCTGATCTTGTGATTTACCAAGGTGTCCGCGATCTGCTTGTTGAGATCGAACAGCTGATCGCGGGTAACCCTGTACCGAGTATGCTTGGTGCCGTCGTTGAGATTGAGGATGGGGTCTTCGTTATCGGGGAGGGTTAGATAAACAAAACGTAGGCCAGGCTCCTTTTGCATGGTGGACCTCTTGGTTCGTCGCTTACGTTTTAACTGAACCACCATCAGCGATTTCCTTCAATGTGAGTCTGGCGATAGTCGCACATTCATCGGACTCGACGTCTGTCTTGGCTGCAATTTCTACCAGTGCGTCGTGCATCTTTAGATTTTCGCGCCCCAAGTTGAGTAGCGCGGTCTGAGCCGTTTCGATGTGTTTTTGTATTTCGCCAACGGCGCTATGGATGTCGCCTATCCGTAGACGATCGAAGACACTGAATTCAGTCATCATGCTTCATCCCGGTGCAGCCATCGCATTTCTGGTTGGCCGTTATACCCATGCTCGAATACCAACCAACAATAGTCCGACTTGCCGCCGCCCACCTTGCCCTTGTTCATGATGACATGGCCCGGCGGCATTGACGGCCGCGGGGTCAGCAGCCAGACGCGCCGCAGCGGCGAACCCACTAGCCAGCGGGCGGCGTTGAGCCGCGCGGTCGGCATGATCAGCGCCACCTTCATTCCACTGTGCGTCAGCGCGTGAATGGCGAATTCTCTGAAAATATCGAATGGTGGATTTGACACGATGTTGTCGTGTACGTCGGTGCTCTTCAGGAAGTCTTTCGGCTTGAAGATGTTGACATAACCGTGGCGGTCGACGATATCGCAGCCGCCGGCGTCGAGGTCGGCGGCTTGAGCTGACGCTACAATCCGGCCGAAGCCGCAGGCCGGGTCGTAGATCCCGCCGATGAATTTCTCTTCCTCGAACAGCCGCTCGCTGACCCAGAACGGCTCGACGTAGTGCTCGTCGACCCGGGGATAGGCTGCGGCGCCGGCAGTGTGGGTCCAGGGCTGGCTCATGTGATGTCCTCGTTCCATTGCCATTTGCCGTCGACCCATTTGCCGTTCACCGGATCGGCGCATTCGACCGCGCGGACGGCATCAGCCGAGGTCCAGCGCGCTTCCAGGTCGCGGGCGTAAGCTATTGCTTCTGCTTCGGTTTCGCAGCGTATCGCGTTGTCGTACCATTTCGGGTCGTTGTGAACGCGCACCTCTGGTTTCCATGACATGTTGGGGTTCCTGTAACTGTAAGATCTTCGATCGATTTCATTGCCGGCGGCGTCCCAGACGACGGCGTCGACAACATGCACGGTCCGGCCGGCGAGGTTCACTGCGGCCCGCCGACCACATGATCCTCGACGCGGGCGATCGCGATCTCCATGGCGCGAATCGTCTCTTCACCTTCGGTGACGAGCCTCATGAAAGTCGACATGTGGGCTTCGGCCCGCGCCCGGGCCTCGACGATGGTCTTCTCCAGCGAATCCAGCTGCTCGCGCATTCCCGTTACGCGCGACATGGCGTGGGCATGGACATCGGCCATGGCGGCCGCGGCCCGGTTGATGACCTGGTCCGCTACTGCCAATGATTGTGTTGACGGCTCGGTCAGTTCGTTGGCCAGTTTCTTCAATGTTTCGGATTGTTCGTTCATCTTGATCTCCTTCTTTTGGGTGGGACTCGCATCGGCCATAGGTAGTCGGGCGCGTCGGCGCCGATATTCATAAGTTCGTCCTTGATCAGACGGTAAGTATCTGCCGGGAATTGCTTATCTGCCCGCCAGTTATAGACGCCGTTGATCGATGTGCCGGTCAGCTCCGACATCGCGTCGATGCCGCCCAGCGCGGTGATCACTTCCGCCGTGGTTTTGAGATGTGTCATGAACCGTACCTAGTTCAATTTTTCTGAGTAGGCAAGTGTTGCAACTCAGAAAAATTGAAGGTACGCTGACCTTGGTATACCAACTACCAAACCTAGGAGTTACGCCTATGAGACGTTTTCTTGTGGCGGCCGCGCTGGTCTGCGCCGCCGCCACGGCTTCCCGTGCTGACATCATCCTCGACACCACAGGTATCGGCGGTACTGGCACCAACGTCACCTTCGAGAGTGTTGCCAGCTCCAACCTGATCCTTGGCCGCCTCAACGGTCAGAACAACGAAGTCGTTCGCTTCCGCGATCTGTCCGGCAACGGTGCCTTCACGGGTGCTGCCAACGGCAACGACATCAAGATCTTCAACACCAGCGATCTTGATATTTCGGTATTCAACAGCCTCAACCTTACTCAGCTGGGTGTCACCAGGGATGTCTTTTCCATCGTTGGGACCGGCACTGTGCTGTTTCATGTGACGGCGCTGGAGAGCAACGGCACTTTCCAGAACTTTAATTTCAGCAGCGTTCTGACGAACGGCCAGAACGGCTTCGACTTCAAGGCCATCAACGGCGAGAAGATCTGGGACATGGATCTTGTCGTAGCCGGTGGTAGCATTACTGACTTCGAACATTTCCGCATCGACGTGGCTCCGGCCGCGGCGGTGCCGTTGCCGATCGCAGGCGCCGGGTTGCCAGGTTTAGTAGCTGCGTTGTGTGGATTAGTAGCGTTGCGTCAGCGGCGTCGGCGTAGTGTAGCCTGATCGTACTGGCTGATCGGGTGAACGGGGCCGCGTCACGGCGGGTGTCGGGCGCGGCCTTTAATTTATGCCAACCAGAACATGGCCATATGTCACCCGCAGTGAATGGCTGGCGCAGCAGAAAGCGAGAAGGCACATGAGTGAATTCAAGTTGTACCGGCGTAAGAACCTGGCCGAGATCCGGCCTTATGTTGATGGCGAGGCGCTGACCGGCGTCGCGATTTCCGCTGTCGACAAGATGGCGGGTTCGCCCAAAGTCGGCGATATGATCGCGCGCAATCCCAAAGACTACGGCGACAAGTGGCTGCTGGCGAAGCAGTACTTCGACGACAACTTCGAGCCGCTGCCGTGAGCACCTGGGACGACAAGCCGAACGACTACGAGCATGCGGCAGCGCAGCTCGTCCAGTGCCAACTGCAGCTGGAGAACGCCGGCTACACTCTTGAGAAGCAGTGGCAGGACATCATGGTGCTGAAGGATGAGGTGCTCCAGGCCAAGGCCGAGAGCAGCGCCAAGCGGGTTGTTATCGTCCGCTTGCTCGACGCGCTGTCAGAGATTGAGAACACGCCGGACTGTACGCCGGCGATCGTCGACATCATCCACAAGGCGATTGCGGTGACATGAAGAATCTCTGGTCGGCGCTGCAGATCCCCGAAGTGTTTGGTTTTGCCCTCGGCGTCTGCGCCAGCCTGGCGGTGATAAGTCTGATAGTAATATTAGCAGTGTGGTTATGATCGGCATCCTTGTGCGGCTGTACCAAGGCGTCATGGACGCTCGCAGGGCCGAGAAACGGTCGCTCTCTCTCTGCGATACACTCGCCACTAACCAGGTTGAAAAACCGAAAAAATTTTTGGCGGTCTAATCGAATCCCCCGATCGCGCCCATAGGAACTTCGGGCGCCCCGCCGCCCCAGTCGAGGCCAGCGCCGATGCTGCCACCGCCCCAGCCCCAGCTGCCTAGGGTCTGCAACGGTATCGGTGACAGCCCCATGCCGGAGCCCGCCGTCGCCGCGGTCTGATCCAGCAGCGGCGTCGAGTAGGTGCTGTTCTGGATCGGCGGCAGCATGCCGGCCATGGCGATGCCGCCGCCCTGGCTGCCCGGTGCGCCGGTCGGCAGCGCCCCGGTCGGGATCGAGCTCAAACCTGCAGGCGCCAGCGACAGCCCGCCGTTGCCTGGTCCGGGCGTCGGGGCGACGGGCTGTCCTGGCAGCACCGGCATTGCCCCGGCTGAAGGGGGTGCCGCCGGTGCCTGCTCTTCAATCTTGACGGCATCCTCCAGCGCCCTGGCGATGCCCGGCGTGATCTGCGGCTGTTGTTCGGTCCGCGGGTCTGGCTGTGGCAGCGGTACCTGTTCGCCCGGCGCCGGCGCCGATGACTGCGCTGGTGCCGCTTCCGGCGCCGCGGTTGGTGCCGGGGTGCGGCCGCGCGAGCTGAAGTCGGTAGCCTCGGAGGTGCCAAGGTCGCTGCGCTTGCCGAGCGTGGTCGGCTTCGGCTGGCCTTCCTTCACGGCCTGGTCGAATTGCTGCGGGGTGATGCCGGCCTTGCCCAGATTCTCCTTGGCCTTTGATGTGGCCATGCCGCCGTACATCGGGTGCTTCATGGCTTCGCGGAGGGTCATCTTGTCACCCAGGAACATCTTCACCTGGGCGGCTTCGGAGGCCGAGCTTTTCTTGGCTAGTTCGTAGACCGAGGTGTCGAGCAGCGCGTGCGCCGGGTTGACCGGCGGCGCCGCAGGCTTCGGCGGCGGCGCTGGCGGCGCCGGCTTTGCCGCCACTGCAACAGGGGGAGCTGCTACGGGGGGCGGGACCGGCGCCGCCGCTGCCGGAGCCGGGGTTGAGGGGACGGCCACGGAAGCTGGGGGCGCAGAAGGTGGTGTGTTTTGCGCCGGGGTAGGCTCCGGCTGCAAGGGTTCTTCTCCAGACGGACCAAGCTGCTGTGAAGAAGCCTGTGGAGCAACCGTGGCATCGGCCTTGGGGGGCTCCGCAGCCGATGCCGCCGGTGTCACAGGCTGTGCCGCGGCCTGTGCAGGAGCTTGTGTAGAAGCCGGTGCAGTGGCTGTTGGTTCCGCGGCCGGAGCCGCGGTCGGCTTGGCCAGGGCGGCCTGGGTATTGGCCAGCCATTTCTTGTTGTTCGCCACCGTGCCGGCGCCGTGGACCTCCGGGTGCTGGTCCTTGATGAAGAATTCGTTGCCGCCGACCTTGCCCACGCTGGTGGAATTGGTCCGGGACTTGTCCGCGCTGGTGCTGCTGGCGAAGTCGGTCGCCAGCTTGGCATAGTTGGTGCCGCGCTTGTGGGCCTGGTCGATCTCGCCGAACAGCTGCTTGCGGAATTCCGGGTCGGACTTCACCTTAGCCAACGCGGCATCGTACTTGGCCCGCTGCGCCGGGTCGTTCATGGCTTGGTAGTACTTCGGATCGATCACATCGCTGACCGGCCGGCCGTTGGCGACGATGCGGTTGGCGGCTGCCTCATGCACGGCGATGCGGCCTTCCCTGGAATTGTTATCTTCGGTGTAGGCCGCCGCGGCCATTTGCTCTTTGGCCGATGGATTGCTGTCGAGGTACTGCGCAACGGGCTTGCGCTGCTCGGCCAGCACGGCGCTGCCGCCTTGCCGCGGCTGCGCGCCGGTGGCTGGTGCCGCGGCTGGTGCCGCGCCTGGAGCTGCCGCGGCTGGTGCCGCGCCTGGAGCTGCCGCGGCCGGTGTCGTCATTGTCGGCTTGCCGGCCGCCATCGGTGGCTTGCCGGCCAGGCCGCCGGTGTTTGCTGTCAGACCCGGGAATAGCTTGGCCTGCTGTGGCGTTAGGCCGGTCTTCCACGACCCGCCGGCCATGCCGATACGGTCACCGGCGAAGTCGTGGTGCATCTGGTCGAGCGAACCGTACTTGGAGGTGTCGCCGGAGAAGTAGCCACCCCAGCGGTGTTTGGCGGCCAGTTCGGGATAGTTGGCTTCCAGGTACTGGTGGTAGCCGTTGGCGTAGTCCTGGTAGGCCGCGAACGTCTTCGGATCATTGGTCCGGTAGTTCTCCAGAGCCTTACCCGTGCTCTTATCGATCAACTGCATGTCGAAGGCATTGCCGCGGCCGTGTTCGCGCGGGTCGCCGGGGCGGTTGCCGGAGGTGAACTGTGCGGTGTGCGCGCCGTCCGCCTTGCTGTTGTAGATCTGCGCCCACTCTTTGGCCGATTGCGCGATCTGCGGATTGACGCCGGCCAAGTCGTTACCCCTGGCCAGGGATGTATTGCCGGACAGCCTGGCTCGGTTGGTGCCGGGCGGCGCTGCGGCCGTTGGCGACGCGGGGCCGACCGGCCCCTGCTGTCGCTGCTGGTTGCGGAGCATCTGTTGCAGCGCACTGTCCGAGGCGCCCTTGAATATGGCGCCGAGCGTGGCGCCGGTGCCGTCGTCGGCCTGGCCGTGCGGCGCTAGTGACGCCGTCATCCGGCCGGCCAGGGTCGGCACCTGGAGTGGGGTGGCCTCGTCGACCTTGATCTTGCCCAGTCCGCCACCCTTGAGCAGCCCTTCCAGCACCTGGGTGGTCTGGCTTGGCGGCGTGCCTGGCGGGATCACACCCAAGCTGATGCCGAGCTGGTGCATGGCTGCCGTGGTGTCGGCGCCAAACATCGGCGTCTTGCCGGCGATCATGGCTTGCCTGGACTTCTCCCGCTCCAAGGCCATTTCGTCCATGTAGGCCATGCTATTGCCTCGGCCCCACCGGCATCCCCTGGGTCTGGGGCGAAGACGCGGCGTTCATGGCGGCGCGCAGGTCACTGATGCTGTAATTGCTCTGATAGGGCCGGCCTTCCAACGCATTTAGCGCGGTCGGCGATTGCATCATCCGGCCGCCAAGCATGCGCCGGAACGGCCCTAACAGATAGCCAAGCGTGCGGCCTGCTGTGGGCGCCCCGGGTATCCCGGTTGCGCTGCCGACGGCGTGTCCGATTTCGCCAGCGCCCATTGTTACCGGGATATCCCGGTTGATGGCGCCCATCGTCTGACCAAGACCACCTTGTCGGGTCGGCGCGTTCAGTGCTCGGGCCACCGTGGCGATGTCCAACGCCCGCTGCTCTTGCCCACCAAACAGGATCGGACGTGATTCAGAACTCATACCTTCGATGCGAGTCGCCAGCTGTCGCGGCGCTGCCGCGCCCCGGTTCGGGTTGTTGATGGTCTGGTTTCCGATGTGGCGGATGTAGTCGCCGATGATGTTGTCGAGCGAATTAATCGGCTGTTGTGGTGTGCGCGGGGTTGCCACGGTGGCTTCCAGCATCCGCAGCCGGGTCGGATCCTGTTCGCCTTGTCTGAGATAGTTGGTCCCCGCGGTCGGGTTGTTTTTAATATCGGCCGTCAATTCGGTTAATTGCTTGTGCGGCCCGCCCACTGGGTTCTGTTCGGTGCCTTGGTCCATTGCGGCGGCGTAGCGTTCCTGGGTGCGATCGAACTCGGCCGGTGAAACGCCGCGGCGAATGGCGGCGTCCCGCATCACGGCCGTAGCCGCGTCTTCGGTACTGCCGGCGTAGCGGCTCGGTACCGGATCATAACCTTCACCCGCATTGCGGACGTTGGTGCGGAAGTCCTTCACCTGGTTATAGGTGCCGCTGGTATCGGTGATATCGCCGGTAACCGGATCACGAGGAAACCGGGATTCGGTCCGGTTGATGCGCGTGTCGATCGGAACGGCCGTGGTGGCATCGGTTTCGGCTGAAAGCCGGCGCATCCTGTCGAGGATGGGTTGCCAGTCGATCGGGGTATTCGGGCCGACCCGCTGCATCAGGCTCTCTTGCGGCGCCGACACTCGCGCCTTCAGTTCGTTGGCGCCCTGCCGGGCCGCCTCGCCCAGGGCCGAGCCGATTTCGCCAGACGACGGCGTCGGGTTCAACGAACCCCGGGCGTCAGCCATAGTGTTGTAGGCCGCGCCGGTCTGGTCGATGGCGTTCATGCGGCGGTTTTGCGTGAAGTTGGAGGCGCCCCAGCGGTTGGCGTTGCTGTTTTCCCGCATCCGAACGGTGTCGTTGCCGAGCGCGCTGGCCGGCAACTCGACGCCGATATTGCGCGCCGCCTGCGCGGTGGCCGCGGCGTCCGGGTTGTTCATGCCGCGGTACTTCCAGTCGATGTAACGGCTTGGCATCTCTGCGCTGGCACTGGCGCCGTGGGCGCCCAGGACGCCGCCGATCAGCGCGCCCGTCTCCGGGTCGAGGCCGAAGGTGTGAGCTACGTTGGCGCCAACCTCGCTGCCGTAGTGTCCGGTCACTGTCGGTACGGCGGTTTTGGTGGCGAGACTGCGCATTATGTCGAGTATTGCCGAGCCCGCCGTTTTCGCGGCCATTCCAGCCTTGAGCGCCGCCGTGCCGCCGCCGCCGAGCAGTGCGCTGGCGCCGCCCTCCAGCAGCTGCCGGGACAGGCTGGCATCCGGCGCCATCTCCTGGGCGCCGAGCATGCTCAGTACCTTTGGTCCCAGGTACGGCACCTTGGTCGGCGGCATGAATCCCGCTCGGGATCCGGCGTTGAGCCCGGCGATGATGAGGTCCGGGATGCCGGTCAGTGCGCCGACGCCGACGCGCGCCGCGGTGTTGTAGGTCGAGTTCGGATCGCCGGGCGGACCGGCCGGTGCCTCGGTTGGTGCCGTTGCATCCGGTGCAGTCGCCGCGGCGGGCGGTGCGGCTGGTGCCGGCGGCGGCTCGTTCGGCGTTACGACAACTGTCGGCAGCGGCTCTTCTGGATTGCCACCTTCGCCGATGAGCTGCTTGAATTGTTCGGCCTTCGCCTTGAACTCGGGCGTGTCCTTGAGGTGTTGATTTTGAGTAGCCCACTGAACCAGGCTGTCTGCGGTTTCGGCCATCGTCAGCCCCCGAGTCCGAATGCATTCTTACCGCGTTCAATAACTTGCGGAGGTACGGTCGACGGTGTTGCGGGCGGTGCTACCGTTGGCGGTGGCACCGGCCGCGGTTGGGTTGCGAGTCTTCTTCCAGCGCCCGGACCGCCCGTCGTATCAGTCTCGTTTTGCACAGACATCGCCCTGGCGCGATCGAATGGCACCATCGGTACCAAATCGGGGATCACCGCTTTTGGCGCGAGTTGGGCGTTCGTTGCCGCCTGGGTGAAGAACTTCTGTTTCATTTCCGCCGCTTGCTGAATACCGGCCATGTGGCGTTGCATCGTCTCGATGATGTTGGCGCGGGTACGTGAATCAAGACCCTTGCCGCTGGCCTGGCCGAGCATGGTTTGAAATTGCTCGGGCCAGCTTCCAACCTGGCCGACCATTTTCACTTCGGCGTCCCGGACGCCGGTCAGGCTGTCCAGCAGCTTGACGAAGCCGTAAACGATATCGAGGTCGGCAGCTTTGTTGCCGGTGTAGGCTGATTGCACCGCAGCATTCCAAGTCGTTGCCGCGGTGACATAGTTTTTGATCTCCGGCTGCTCGGCGTATTCCTTGCGCAACTCAACCGCGCTGCCCGGCAATTGTCCGACAACGCGATCGGCATTGTAATCGACGGGTTGCGGTGTCGTCGCCGCGCTGCCGGGTGCCGCCACGCTGCCGGGAGCCGCAGCCGCAACATCACCACCCACTGCGCCGGCCGGCAGCATCTTCACCACCCAAGGCGGGATCGGAGTCTTCTGCACATATTTTATGGTTTGATTACCGCCGGCGCCGGGTTCCACGGTGCGTTCTGGTTGGTAGGCGGTGGTGACCAGTTGATCGATCGTTGCCGCTTGTTCCGGCGTAGGAACACCGCCGCGCAGGTTGTTGGCGATAATGGAGAGCCGCTGGATCGCGCGCTCTTTGTTCAGTCCTTGGGTGTTGCTTTGCGGGCTCGCGACGACAAGCGACTCGCCCGGCTGAAGGATGCCGCCCGGTCCCATCAACGGACGACCCGTGGCGATTTCGGTTCTGTTGTTATTCGAGGTTACCGACCTTCCCGTCCATCCTCCATCTTTGTCCATGACGTCGAAGGTGTGCGGGGTTGCCGTGCTCTTCTCGGCGTCGGTCATGAACTTGTGGTTTGCCAGGAAGTTCAGCCGATTGCGTTCGTTGACGTCGGCTGGCACCCCGCTGCCGCCGACGATGGCGGACGCGATCAGCGGTCCGTATTCGTCGGCCTTGCCGAGCATCGTCTGCTGCCGGTACGCCGCTATCGCCAGTTTGTTGTAGGAGTCCAGCTGCGCCTGCTGGCGCGGGTCAATGAACTTCTCTTGCGTGGTGTACGACGGCAGCACCGTCGTATCGCCGATCTGCGCGGTATCCCCAACATCAGCTGGGTTCACCGGCCCCTGCGGCTGGAATTGGACGTCGCGGATACTCGGTTCCACTGTCTTTTGCAGGGTGTCAGGGAACGCCTTGAAGGCCTCCTGTCCGGCGTTCCATTTCTCGGTGGCGCGTGCCCGCTCCTCGCGTGCCTTCAGGATCTCCTCGACCGCAAGGCTGTTGTGCAACGCCTTGCCGGGCGCATTGCCGATGTCGGTGACGATGCCGCTTAATGCATTACCCAGCGAAGGATCTTGTTGAAACCGCAGGAAATCCGAGGCCATCAGGCGCTCCCCATGCTCGATGCCAGCGTGTTGCCGAGCCGCTGGCCCGTGAACTGGGCGCCGGCGGTTGCCAGGCCGCCGGCCGAGCCACCACTGTACTGCGCGATGTGAATGGGTTCGACCGATTTGGCGATGTTGTAGGCCGACAGGTCGCCGGCGCGCTCGTTGCCGGCCAGGCGGATGTCCTGGCCTGCAGCATTGAAGATGGTGTTGGCGCGGTTGGTCAGGCCGTACTGCGAGCCGCCGTAGGACTGCACGTTGGCGAGCGCGGCGATGCGCTTGCGCGCCTCGACCGCGGCCTGCTGGATGCTGCCCTGGATCTGGGTCTGCATCTCCTGCGAGCCGCCCTGCTGGCCCGAAAACATCGCGCTGGCGAGCGCATTCGGATCACCAGCCGCCTGCTTGGCAATGTCTTCCGGCGTCAACGATGTCGTCAGCCGGTCAGCTTCCTTGCCTTGCGCCAGCGTCTGGTTGGCGGCGCTGAGCTCGTCGAGCGAGCCCTGTCGCGCCGCTTCGGCGTTCTGGCGCAGGCTCTCGTCGCGGGCCTGGAAGTCCTGCGACTGCTTGCGCTGGTAGGCGACCCATTGATCATTGGCAGACTGCTGCTGGCTCGCCATGTCGGCTTGCTGCTGCATGTTGTACATCTGCATGCCGATCGAGAAGCCCAGGCCAATGATCGAGATCGGGTCGCACATAAGCTTAACCCTGCGTCGTAGTGATGTTGCCTTGGCCACGGCCACTGGCAGCGGCGAGCTGACGGTTGGCTTCGGACTGACCGACCGCCGGAGCTATTGCCGAGCCCAGGCCGATCGCGATCGGCTTGAACATATCACCAAGCGCGCTGACGTTCGGCTGCTGCAATTGGGCGTTGGCCGCGGAGTTCGCCGCGGTGTTGGCGGCGACGGTCGGGTCTTCGGTGGCGTACAGCTGGTTATAAGCCTGCTGTTGCTGGGCCGCGATCGACTGACGCAAAGCCGCCGTATCAGTGTCGGCTTTGGCGCGTAAGCCTGCTTCATTGACGCCCTGCTGCTGGGTCAACTTGTTCTGCACGAAGCCGGCGGCGCCGGAACGTAACAGTCCAGCTCGAGCCAGGTCATTCTCGGCGTTACGTTTTGCTTCAGTGTACTGGGTACTCAGCTGCGGCAGCGTGTAGTCCAGCTCGGCGTTCTTGTACTTGTCGTAGAACGGATCGCCGAAGTTGTCGTTACCAAAGATGTTATCGATCGCGGTCTTGCCCTGGTTGAGCCGGGCCTGGCGCGCGTTCTCTTTGTCTTTGGCTTCCTGTGCCTGCTGCATCTGCAGCTGCACGGCTTGGTTATTTGATGGTCCGCTTTTGCCACCCATGTCACACCTGTGTATTTGTTGTATTGGGATCTTTTCCGTAATCTTCCCAGAACTTCGGCGGCGTCAGTACAGCCTTCTTGGCGACGTCTCCGGTGGTGTCCTTGGTCGTCTCAGTGCCGGACACGCCTTCGGCCGGCGCAGTAACACTGGTTACGGTATCCTGCGGCTTCGCAGTGGCGGCCGCGGCGGCTTTCTTGACGTCGATGTTCGACTGAATCTTGGACATGTCGACCGGCGCCGTGTTGGCGAGCGTCTTCGTTGCTTCTTCGACTGTCGAATTGCCCGACTTGTCGACGGGTTGCTGGTAGTAGTTGCCGCCGCCGCCACCCTTACCGCCCATGTCACACCTGCCCTGTTAGGTTGGTGGGATCCGCAACGGATTGCGCCAGCAAGTCGCCGGTTGTTTTCATGGGATCCTTTGTCACTTCCACCTGGCTTATCGCCTCGCCTGGCGAGATCGGCGAAATATCAGGCGGCGGTGCCGCCGGCGGCGGTGCGTCTGGTGGCGGCGGTGGCGGCGGTGGCGGCGGTGGCGGCGGCGCTTCGGGTGCAGCTGGCAGCGGCACGTCAGGCGCCGGCGGCGGCGGGGCGGTCTCCGTCTGCATCTGCTGATTGCTTCTGCCTTTGCCGCCCACGTCACACCTGCCCTTTGTTTACCGTTAGGCTGTCGCCGGACGATTGCTTTAGTTGGTCTTGCCACATCGCTGGCGCGATCGATTGCGCCATGAGGTTGCCGGTCGGTTGTTTGGTGTCCGGTGTGGTCACCGCGTGACCTGGCGATATCGGTGAAACATTAGAGGTCGGTGGCGGCGCCGCGGGCGTGGCCGGCTGTTCTATCGCTGGCGTTTCCGCTGCGGCCGGAGCGGCCATAGGCGCGGCTTCGGGTGTGGGTGTGGGCGGGTCAGCAGCCGCCGGCCAGTTCGCTGGCAGTGGCTGGCCAAAGAAGGCGTGCATGACATTCTGGTTCGCTGCCGTGACGGCCTCATCCTGGGTCATCATCTGGCCGTTGCTGCCGGGAGATTTTCCACCCATCAGAGTTTCTTTCTGAAGATCATGCCGACCGGCTCGGCGCCGAAGTGCCGGCCGATCATGTTCATGAGGGAGTTCTGCTCCTTCATCCCCGAGCAGATGGGAAAATTCATCACCTTGCAGCCATCGGCGCGGGCCAGCGTGATGACGGTTTCGATCAACCTGCGCCCAAGGTCAGTGCGGCGATACTTTGGTATAGTGTAAGTCTCGTCCATCACCGCCATTGGTTCAGAGAACACACCGAACACATGGTATGAACAGACACCTACCATTTCATCGCCGTCCATCGCCAGGACGTACATGGCGAACTGAGTGCCGATCGCGGCTTGCAGGTACACCCTGGTCCGCTCTTGGTGGTACTTCAGGAACTCCGACCACTTCGACAGCTCGAAGAAATGCCCCAGGAATTCGGCGACCATCGCCGCATCCTTGGACTCGCCCATGCGGATATTAATGTGCGGGGTACGCACAGTCCGCTTGGGCTTCTTGAGTTCGGTGACTGCCATATTCATCAGATAGCCATCGGTAAGAGACAAAGTCTTCGCCGTAAGTGCCATAGCCGGTCAGCGTGCCTTCGGCCTTGGCACCAATCAAACTCATGAAACGTCTGACATCGTCGCGCTTACGCATTGCCACCGCCTCGACGCGGTGGATATTCAGGTCGACTAATAGTGGCAGGACAAATCCGCGGATCTGCTTGACCATTGGTAGCACGGCGCGGCCCCAGTCGTCAGTGCCGAAGGCGAATCCGGCACCGACGCCCTGGCGCTTCTGCACCAGGCCCCACACTGCGATTGGACCGCAGTCAAAGCCCCAGGCGCAAAAAGCAAACAACTTGTGCCGCATGATCTGCACGGCGAGCTTACTGATGTCGGTGCCGGCCGCTGTCATCTCTTCGACATCGGCCGCACGCAGACCTTGCAGCACATGATCGATCATGCCCCGGTCGGCGACCGCGATGTTGATCATCCGGTCTCACCTCCCTGGTAGTGGACGATCAGGTTGGATAGCACCTGCGGGCCGATGTCCTGCGAGCGCAGCCGCAGCGACATGTGAGTGGTGTGGCCGTACAGCTGGATCTTGCCCTGCGGGAACGACGGGCCGTCGAAGATACCGATGAAGTCTTCAACCGTAGAATCTTGAACATTGAACGCGGCCGACACCTGCCACGGCACGCCGGTACAGGTGGCGTCGAGCGCGGCGAAGGACTTGAAGGTGGCGACGCCCTCACCGGCGTGGAATGGGAAGATCAGCTCGACCGGGCAATCATCATAGGTCGGACCGACGTCGGAGATGCCGCCGTAGGCGTAGACCTGATTCTTGTCGTCGCGAACCACCACACGGTTTTTGTATATGCAGGCCGCGGTGATGACGAAGCCGGCGTCGTACTCCGACCAGGCTGTGATCTTCGGGCCGGGGAAGGCCGATAGAACGTATATTTTGGATGTCAGCGGCGCATCGGGCGTGGCTTGCGAGCCGGCCATGATGATCCAGAACCGGCCGGTGACCGGCTGCAGCAGCGCGATGGTGCCGCTCATCCAGTCCTGGCCCATGCTGCGGAACAGATCCTGGAGCAGTGGATCCAGCGGCGAGCCGATGTCGGACACCGCCGCCGCTAGTGAAGAGTTCCTGGCGCGGAGCGATCTTACGCCAGACTGCGACAGGTACATCACGTCGCCGGAGCCATACTGCATAACACTGCGCCAGGCCGTGGTGCCGGCCTGGCGCAGGGTCTGGACGTACTGATTCTTGGTGAAGTCCGGGTCCATGATCCACAGCTGCACCGCGGTCGATGAGAAGATCGCCAGCTTGTCGTAGTACACCTCCAGCGCCACGCTGTCGGACATGTCGCTGTCGCCCAACGAGAGGTCGATGTAGTTGGTGTATTTCGACGGGTCGTTCGGGTTCAAGCCAGACCAGTCACCCGCATTGCCGTTGGCGGAAAAATACAATATGGAGTTTTCCACCGTGTACATCTTGTTCTTGTAGGTCCGGCAATAGAAGCCGCGCGCCCACGGCTGGTCGACGCCGTCGTAGTAGCGGCCGACCGTGCCGGCAGCGTCCTTCCACAACAGGGTGAAGACCTTGTTGTCGAACAGGTCGTAGTCGATGATCTCAAAGATGGTTGGCGTAGCCTGGCCGAGCACGCCGACTGACCAGGTGCCGGACGGCGGCTCGACGGTGTAGGGGCCGTTCGGGCCGAAGGCATAGAGCTTCTGGTTAACTTCGACGATACCTTTGCTTAATGGATCGCACGACCAGAATGGCACAAAAGCCATCCGCTTCTCGATCTCACCACCAGGCGTGACATGGCAGTTGGTCATCGCCCGCAGCGTGCCGGCCGGCGCAGTCAGTTCGGATCTACGCAGATCCAATCCGGCAGCAAAGTCGGTGATGGTAAAATATGGCACCGACCAGCTCCATCAGCTCGGGATGTAGTCGATGTAGGGGATACGCCGGTTAACCTTGTCAGGATCGTTGCCGCCGCGGTGGTTGCCGCCCATGTTGTAATTGACGCGCTTGTCGGCACCCTGATCGGCGAGAATACGCCGCAGGTAATTCTGCGCCTTGGTCAACTTCATTGGCGCCGCTTCACTCTTCTGCGTAGCCAAGATCTCGGCGGCGGCGAACAGCACGATCGCCTCGGAATCCAGAATGCAAGTGTCGGTCGGCGCGACCAGCGGGGATAGCGGCGCTTGGCCTTCGAATCGCAGCACATAACCAACCTTCGGTATTGCGCCGGTGTCCGGCGGCGGCGTCGGCAACAGTTGGAATTGCCCGACTGGATTGGTGATCGGCGTAGGGCCGGTGGTATTGATCGATGCCACATTACCCCAGCGCATCGGCTTGCCGACCCTGGCCGGGCCGAGGTGCAGCATGAATGGCTTGATGCCGTAGGCCAACGGCTCCCAGGCCCCCGCCGAATTTATCTGATCGGGAATGACGGTGTCGTAGGTTGCTAAGGCCACATAGACGCGCGTGATCTGGTCGAACGCCATTTGCACGGGGTAAGTGTACAACGCCTGGCCGCCGGTCAGCGGCACGTCGGTCCAGATCTTTAGGTGCTGCCAGTTATAGGCATCCCACAGCTCGCGCTGCTGCCTCGCCAAAATCAGGTCAAGCGTATCCTGCGCCTGTACACCCTGTTGGGGGTTGAGCGAGGTGCCGGTTTCAGAACGCAGCAGCCGGCGCAGTTCCAGCAGCGTGACACTGAGTGGCACTAACCTGCGTCCTTATGCTCCGGCGGCGGTGGTGTTCGGCGACCGCGTGGTGAAGGCCTAAAGATCGGCTCCAGGTTGGGCTCGGAGCTAGCTTCCACATCCTCGTCATCGCTGCCTGGCGGCGCCACCACGACAGATGGCGTACCCCCGTCGTAGCGTGGCAGGTTCACATCTTCGGTCATCATGTAGTCCATGCGGAACGCCCGCCCCGGGAAACACGCTTCGACAACCTTGCGACCGTAGATGCTGGCAAGTCGGTTCTTCTCTTCGGTCGGCCACACCTCGCCGATGCCGCACGGCATGACGTCCATGACGTTCTCGTCGCCGTGGACCGCCTGCAACACTTGCACTTCCGGCCAGGTCACCGGATTGAATTCGTTGTAGATCACGGTGTGGCAATTCTGACCGGCCAGGTTGATCTTGCAGGTGCAGTACTGGATTTGTTTAGCCATTTAGCCTCCTATTGAAGCCGAGGTGAGGGCGGCCAATCTTGCAGGAAAAAACCACCGCCACCCCGGCCGTTTCGATCAGACAATATCCATGACGACAGCGCCGTTAAGGCGCCGCGCACAGAGTTGTCCGGTCGAAGTGATCGAGCGGTAGATGACGTACTTGTCAGGCGCCCGCTCGGGTGAGTGCTGGTGGCGCCATTCGTCCTGCATGGCAACCAGGTAGATGTCTCGCGAGTCATACCAATAGCAACGCTTGCTCTTGCCGAGCTGATCGAGCGTCGGGTCATACTCGAAGTCGGTCCCCATGTAGGAGATCTGACCGACCGAGATGTCCTTGCCGCCGGAGAAGCCCTGCATTGAGTAGTTGCCGTTGGCACGCAGCTCTGTCTCCAGGGCGGTGAGCCAGTCGGATCCACAGAACCCAGTGTTCGGCTTGGCGCCGTACCGGGTCAGCTGCCGATACTCCTTCTGGAGCAAGGTGATCAGCGCCCCGCCGTTGGCCGCGGCCGAGGTGATCGGTCCGCCACCCCATGCCGACAGCGCCGGTGTGCCTGTCACAGCTGCACCCATTGCGGTCGTGTAAGCGCGGTTTCTCCACCACGGCTTCTGGCCGCGGTTGATGCCGGCGACGATGCCGGTGGTCGGATCGTCGGTGATAAGTGCCGCCATGCCGGCGAGGGCCTTGGCGTCCGTGGCACCGTTGGTCCACAGCAGGTTGTTCATGCCGCGGGCGTACTGCTCGGAGACGTCTTGCAGTGCGTCTTGCAACAGACCGACCAGGACGGTGTCATCGCGGCCGGAATGCTCGGAGGTGTCCTCCTCCATGCCAGGACCATCGGTGACGCTGATGCCATCGGTCTTCAGCTCGGAGTGAGTGAGCATGATACCGATGTGGTGTTCCTTCCAGGGGTAGATTGCCTGGGTCAGGTTGGCCGGCGTGTAGTAGGTGACGCTGTCAGCCAGCTCGTAGCCTTTGAGCTGATCGTCAGTACCTGGCGCGGCCGTGTTGCCAAAATCTCCCTTGACGCTAATGACAATATTGCCCTTGCCGCCCGGGAACGATTTCTTCTTGGACTCCATCGCCGCTAGCAGCGGCTTCTCCTGGATCGCCTCCTGGAAGGCGGTCCCTTTGTTCATCCACCAATCGAGAGCAGCAGTGGTGATATGCGCGAGTAGTGGCGCGGTATAAACAGGCATAGCAGCGGCCCCTTAAATTAGAGGCGCGGCGCTCCTTCGCGAGCAAATCGGACTGCTTCCAGCAGTGTCTTTGCCTCGGGCGCAACGCCTGCGGTTCGACCTGTGCTGCTCGGAACCCTCGATGTCGGACGCCGCTGGGGTGCGACCCAGCCGCGGTACTGCTCGTTAACGCGGCGATACGCCTCTTCGGCGATCTGAATGCCGTGCTCGGGCGACTGCGGCGAGCCTTGCTCACGCACCACAGCCCACATCGTGTTCTGAACGGCGGCTTTTTTGTCTGCGTACCGCGGGTCCGATATCTCTTTGTGAGCTTCCCAGTTGTTGACGGCGTTAGCGACCTTGTTAGCCAGAACTTCCTTTGCCGACGCCTGCTGCTGCTGTTGCAACGTGGCCTGACTACGGACCGCATTGGTCTGCGCCATCGCCTTGTCCATGCGCTCTCGCGAGTACATGGCAGCAGCCTGTGTCGTCATGTGACCCTGATTGACCTGCTGCTGCAGATCCGGGGGCAATGAAATGCCGAGGTACTCTTCGCAGAGTTTCATGTACGGGCTTACGCCCGCATGAAACCTCGCGAAGTCACCGCGGCGCATCGCCGCCATCATGTCCATACCAAAGACGAAATCATCCTGACCGATGTCATGCTCGCGCATGTACCCGGTGACCTTGGCCGCCATGATAGCGTCCGGCTCGAGCCGCTTAAGCCGCTGTAACTCGCCCGCGAGCTTCGTGCGTTGCGAGTTAAGCTTCTTGATGCGGCGCTGTGCCGTTTTGGAAAGCTTGGCTATTTCTTCAGGTGTCGCTTCTTCCGGCAACTCCGGTTCAGGATCGGACTTGCGTGCAACGCGGGTTGGCGAATCCCCAGTGTCGTTGGCGTCTATGTAATCGCCGCGAAGATCTCCGCGGTTGGATACATCAAGTAGACTGCCACCGGCATCGCCGTCCGTACCTGGCGAAGGTACATTGTCGATCGACTCTACCGCGGTGGGTAGCTTGTCGTTCCCTGCCATACTGAATTCTCCCGGTGCCAATCGGCACCTCTGATCGATACTTACGTCAAATCAAGATCTTTGTCACGGCGGCCCCGGCATCTTGACCTGTGACGGCATCGGATGCGGCCGACCCGGTGGTGCGCCATTCAATGTGGTCTGCGCATCCGGCGCGCTCGGTGGCGGACCTGCTGAGCCGCCACCAGGCGCGTTGACGGCTCCCTGTGGACCCATCGAAGCTCCCGGTCCGGCGCCGGCCCCTGGCGCGGTCGGTCCGGCGGGACCGGCGCCGGCGCCCGACATCGCTCCGTTCATGGCCACGATCGACGGTAGCGCGGACTTGAAAGCCTCGGTGAGGTCGAGGCGATCGTCCAATCGGCGCAGCGTCTCCTTGGCGAGGAATTCCGGGTCGATGCCGGGCAGCTGAATGAGCAGCGGCATCAGCCGCTGGGCGTTAGAGATCTCTTGCGCCTGGTTCGGCCGGCCCATCGAACCGGCTTCGATCTCCAGCAGGATCTCGTTGGCGATATCCTGGGCGACCGGCTCGGCGGGCCACACTGCGCCAGGCCCGACGATTTTCTTAACCCGCTCCTGGCTCATTTCACGCAGTAGGATCTGCCCACCGTTGCGGGCTAGTTGGGTCAACAGGTCATTCAAGTCGTCGATATTAGAACCCATGCTGGTCATGCGCGAACCTTCGGCGATCTGCGCCTGGGTTGCAGTAGTGTTAGAAGTGCCACCTAAGTTGGCTTCTTGAATACCAGTGGTCCGCAGAATGTCTTCGTAGACTGGACTGACCTCGTACAGGTTAGGATCCACTCCCGGTCCAGCATATGGCTGAAGCAGTTGCTTGATATCCTGCTGCGGCTGCAAGGCATTGAGCTCGATCACCGCGTTGGCCTCGCGGTTGGTGATCTTGAGCAGGTCTTCCTCATCGAGCGCGCCAGATACCGCAGCGATGAACGGCCGGCCGGCGATGCGCTGCTCTTTCAGGCCCTCGCGGCAGCGATTGTATTCGAGTTGCATGTCGCGCATCAGCCTGACATCGCTCGGCGGATACAGCTCCTTCTCGTCTTCAAGGCCGTTGAAGATCAAGCCGTACCAGGGATAGAACCGTTCGTTGTAGACCTCTGGCCCGGCCGGCTCTTTCAAGAATTCGCGATAGCCATCGCAGATGACATAGACCAGGCCATCCTTGCGATTGTAGATCTCCCACACCAAGGCGTTCGGATCGCCGCGCGCTTCATCCTTGCTGTTCTTGGTGTTCGACCAGGAGTGCATGGTCGCGGCCGGATCATTGCTGTCTTCGTCGTCGGATCCGTATTCGGTGCAATGACCGCGGACATCGACGTTGTAGATCTCCTCAATCTCGTCGACCGACAGCAGGTACTCTTCGCAGACCCAGTCGGCCGCCACCCAGTTCTTGATGTCGATGCACTTGATATCGGGAATGATCCGGGTGCTCTGCGGGAAATCGAAGGTAAGACCTTCACGGACGACCGCACCCTGCTGCTTCTGCAGGTCCGCGACCAGCAACCGGATCTGTTCGGCTTCCTGATCGGTGTCGTCCGTGATGCTGTCGGTGGCATCTGCAGCCAGGCGCTGCAAGGTCGCCAGCCGCTCGTTCATGTCGGCGATGCCCTTCTCCAGATCTGGACGTAGCGCCATCACGCGCTCGTAGCCGAGCTTGACGTAGGAGACACCGTTGGTGACCGCCCGGCGCACGGTCATCTTCAGCATGCCCTTGAATGGATGCGGCTGGTTGTCGACCTCGTAGCCGTAGAGCAGCTCCAGGGTACGGGCGAGCTTGTCCATCATCAGGTTTTCGTTTTTGACGCGGGCGGCGTCCATCATGATGTCCATGCCGGAGCCGACCGCCTGCGCCACCATCGGTGATCCAGGGGGCACCAGGTTGTTGGCCGCGGCGCCGGCGGCGGCCTGGCCGAGCTGATCGCCGAGCCGCTGCGGCTGCTGCATCGATCCCGGGATTGGGCCGGCGCCCATGCCGGGCATGGTGGCGCCGCCGAGGGCGGCGCCGGTCTGACCCGCTATTGAGTTCATCGACGGCGACGGCATCGCCGACTGCGTGGGCGCACCACCGCCAGCCATCAGCATGCCGATGTCGGGAGGTTGCCCGGTCGCCATCGGCATCATGCCCTGGATGGTGTTGCCGATCGCGCCGGTGGCCTGGCCGGCCAGGCCGGGCGGCATGCCGGGCATCCCCCCAGGCATGCCCGGCATTCCGCCAGCCATGGCGCCAGAGGCTTGCGCCTGCTGCATCATCATGGCGGCGGACTGCATTAGCTGGTTCAACGTGGTCTGAGATTCATCCCAGCTGGTGGCGTTCAGCCGTGGCCGCTTCTTGGCGACGGCTTTAGGGTTTTTGGCATAAAGGAAGGCAGTCTTCTGCGCGACCAGCCGGAGTGTGAGATTGGCGACGTAACGCTTGTCCTGGTCGTTCTTCGACCACTGCTTGCCGAAGGCAAACGCCTGATCCTCGCGCATCCGATCGAATGAGGGTTTCCAGTACCGCTTCGCCCGCTTGACCTTGCGGGTCCAGTCCTTGACCAGCTTGCGGCGCCGCTCGGGCGGATCCGGGTTAGCTCGCGGAATGCTGTTGGGCTTGCCGGTGGTTGGGTTGATGTCCGGCTCGCTGTTGTTTTCATCAAAAGCGCCAGCGAACACATCCATCATGGAGGATTGGAAAGTGTCTACCATCCTTGCAGACTCCTGCCGCGCTTTTCACGCCCTTCACGCCGGCGCGTGTTCTCGATCATTTCACGGAACGTGCCTGCCACGACCTCAGGTTCAACGTGCCTGGTGCGGGTACGGCCGTGCATTTTGGCAAGCCCCAATCCGATCAAGCTTAATGTATCTACCAGATCATCCTTCGATCCGTGCGGAAACTTCAAGATCTGGTCGAGCGCATCCGACCACCAACGGGTAAAGCCAGGGAAGTGTACCATCTTCATTGACGATCGGGCCTGGATCGCCTGGGCGCGCTGCTGTTTGTCCGCAGCCGGGCTGATCGGGTCGATGGCGCAGAAGATCTGCTTTTCCCGCATCCGCCGACGCAGGAACGGCCCGATGCTCTTGGTGATGCTGCCGCCTTCCGCCCACCAGAACTGCGGGTGGTATTTCTTCATCAGACCGAGCATGCGCTCGACCGCGTCATGTGAATCGAGACGCTCCCAGACCAGGTCCGGCATGATCCAGATGTGGTCTTTCTCGTCGACCGCAGCGATCAAGAGGCAGGTCTTATCGGCAGATTTAGCAACCGATACGGCATGGTCCGACGCTCCATAGAACCTGAGTTTATGGAACGCCGGGACGTCATCCATTTTGTTGTAAGTGACGATATCCTCAGACTTGAAGAAGGCCCCATCTTTAGGGCCTGGACGGCCCTGATACAGCGCAGCAAATCCACGTGGATCGGTGGCACGGATCTCCTCCAAATAAGTCTTGGTGAACCGCTCCGGCCACAGCGGCTCACCCTCCTTGCGGCCGAGTGGATCATCCGCTTCCGCTAACGCCGGCAGGTCGATCTTGCGCCAGGCCTTGGCTTCCTCGACGTTGAAGTACGGATTCATCGGGTCGATCAGGCGACCGACTAAGTCATCCTCGGTCCACCGGGTTTGGACAATGACGATAGTGCCCGTGCTGTCCATGAGCCGGGTACGGAGCACTTGGTTATACCAGCTCCATAATTTCTCACGAACGATGACCGAGTCAGCTTCAGTTCGGTCCTTAATAGGGTCATCAAGAAGTATGCAGTGACCTCCGCGGCCTGTGATCGAGGAACCACGTCCAACAGAGAAGACGACCCCATCGCGCGTCGTCTGAACTCGGTTAACCGCATTGGCGCCAACTTTGATTTCGGTTTCAGGGAACACCTGCTTGTACTCAGGTGTCTCCATAATATCCCTTACCCGACGGCCAAGATCCCAGCTGTAATGCTCGTTGTAAGTAGCAACAATAATAGAGCGGTCAGGATGTCGACCAACGTACCATGCAGGAAACATGGCACTAGCGAGCGTAGTCTTTCCAAATCTGGGTCCGACATTGATCATCAACCTCCGGTAATCGCCGCGCTCGACCTCCTCCAGCGACTTGGCGATCAGCCGGTGGAAACTCTGCGGCTGATACAGCGAATGCTCAACATTGTCGTCGAAGTTGGGATCCGGCATCATCAGCTGCGTGAACGCAATCAGATCACCACGCGCATCCAGGATCGCACGTTTGCGCTTTAGCAGCTTGAGCTGAATAACCTCGTCAGGGTTCTTCGACATGCTTGTATTTTGCCATCGGCGCGTCCGGCAGTGTCTTGATCTTCACCATCGGCTTGGAGCTGATAGCGTCCACTTCCGCCGGCATTGGCTGTGGTCCTTTCACCGGCGAAGTGTGATGCGTGTAAGTGTCCATGGTCTTGGACGTGAGTGGCGGCGCCTTGGCGACCGGCGGCGGCTTAATCTTGACGATCGGGACTTTTGGCATTGCCATGATGTGGTTCCTTTAGGTTGAAAATCCGAAAAAATTTTTGGGCGGCTCAAGCGTGTATAACGAAGCCAAAAGCATGCCATCCCAACAAGAACAGCAGGATGAAGAACAGCACGTTGTTGGCATGTACCCAAGGATAGGCGCCAGGCCCGTAGATCGCGCCGAGCCAACTTACGAACCAGAGCACCATCAAGACCCAAAATAGAAGACCTATGCTCATCGTATTGCTCCCTAGTCGAGACAAGCGTCAGTGCGATAGGTGGTGCTGCGGGTGCGGCCGAGCACTGAAACATCAGTAACACGACGCTCAGTGTTGACGGTGCCACCGCGACATTTCGCGACCACTGGTGCAACGATCGGTTCTTCCTCAACCCAAGCCAAACGGCCACTGCGGCAGCTCACCATCAGCATGGCGATCACCACCATTGCGGCGAGCCGCATCATTGGTCGTTGGCCTGTTAGCGTCGGCGGCGCGCTGCCGCGGTGGAAATATCTAACATGTACTTGACCCCGTCTATGGGGGTGTCGATCGGACCGCCGGCGCTGATCGGCGTACCCATCGGCGGCGGTGGGTCCGACCTTACCTCCGGCTGACCAAAATCAAAACCAAGCCGCTGGTACTGCTCCTTGGTTGCGTGGGCACGATTGAGCGCCTCGGCATGACCAACCCGTTCGATGAACAGATTAAGCGGACCCTGTATATCCGGCGGCGGCGGGATGATCGCGCCTTCGGCGAAGTTGGCAACCAGATTGGTATCGTTGGAAATACTGAAAGTGTAGTTCTGGTGGACCGAAGCGGTGAGGCCGTTGGTGTAAGTCCACTGAACGAAGTGCTTATCGACGTTGGGTGTGGCAACCGCCGTCACCGTGGCGCCATCAGGGTAAACGCCACCGCCGCTGGTCATGCCGTCGTTGGGCGGCGAAGACACGGTCGTAAGCGTACGGTTTACGGCGAGCACATCCGGTGGCGGCGTTTCCATCGCCACCGGACGTGGATCGTCAGGATTCTTCGACAGCTCAATCATTTATGTGGTTGCGGCTGCTCCGGCGGCAGGTTGGGATTGGGTGGTGAATCCGGCGGCTTCGCCATCGGATCATCCTCTGCCGGCTTGTGATCTTGCTTGTCTGGATGCTTCGGTGCCGGATGGGGGTCTTCGTCGGTCGGCTTCTTAGTGGTCATCTTGGACTTCCTCTTCTTCTTTCGAGGTGCAGCTATCGACGTCTTGCGCCGTGGCAGCTTACCTTTTGGTTTGGGGTTTCGGCGTTTCTTTTTTCCCATCATGTCCTCCTTCAGCCCATTGGTCCGCGGATATCTCCATCACCGGGATATCCTGGAATGAAACGTACCCCATTCCAACTGCCGAATGTCATGTAGCCCGCGCCATCGGTCGACCAGCCCGCGGCGCCGCCAGCACCCATGCGATTGAAGGTACCGCCAGAGTCGCCACCGAACGCATACCCAGGCTGGCCAGGATCGCCGCCCATGCCGTTGTACCAAGGGTGATAACCTGGATAGACCCAACCGTCGCCGCCGTTCTCGGTTGTGCCATTGTGTGCGACGTCAACGACCGCATTGACGGTCGGCTCCGTTGTCCCGCAGATGCCGGACACATTGCCGGCGCCGCCGCCGCCACCGAGCCACATGCCGCTGCCGTTGCCCCAGTTGTCGGCGCCGCCACCACCACCGCCGCCGCCCCAGAGCTGGCCGCCGGTCAGCACCACGTTGACCAGGTTGCGCGTGTACAGCGCCGTGCCGCCGGGCTGGCCATTAACGTCGCCCCCGTAGCCGCCACCGTTGCCGCCGTTGCCGCCATAGCCCTGAACGCGGCCCTGAATGAGCAGGGTCGGCGTCACACCAGTCGGCCAGGGGCCGACGTTCATCGCAACAGTACCGGAGCCGCCGACATTGGCACCGGGAACGACAATGAAAACAACATCCTGCCCCGGCACCGGCAGCGTCGAGTAATAGGCATCATGGTACGAACGTAGATTGATGTTGTAGGTGCTGCCGATCCCCAAAAACCGCGCCGGCGGCTTGGTAATGATCGGACCGCCCGCCATGATCAGCCCAGGAATTGGCATATCAACCCATCCCGGCCCCGAAGAAACAGCAGATAAACGAGGAGTTCACGACGGCGTAGGACATCGCATCGAAGCCGCCGTTGGCGGAAAATACCGGCTTTAAACTGCCGGGAAATTTCCAGGCGCTGTCCCAGGCGCCGACATTGCAGCCAGGACCGGCGACGCCAAAATAGATCATCCCCTTCTGCCCGACCTTCATCCGCAGCGGGTTGTACAACGTGCAACTAGCGTTGAGTGGCCAGTAAAAGTCGATACCAGCGCCGAAGTCGGGCTGCACGGCATTGCCGGTCAAACTAACCAAACCAGCCGCATTCCAGACCGTCGCCGGCGTCAGCATCTTGACGGCGCTGGCGTTGCTGGTGAATTCAGCGACCGTGGCCGGAACCAGCAGCGTATCGACGTAATCCTTGCGGACCGCATTGGCGGCCACCGGAGCCGGCACAGTCGGCAGCGATAGTTGTCCAGTCAGCGTATCGCCGGCTTTGGCGACCTTACCGTCAATATTGGTCTGCAACGTCCCGTCAGCCGCACCGAAGTCGGTTCTCACACTGTCGACGTAGTCGCGCCGCGCCGCATTGGCTGGGCCAGACGCCGGCGTGGCCGGCAGCGCCAACTGGCCCGTCATGCTATCGCCGGCCTTGGCCACTTTTTCGGTGTCTAGCTCGCTGAGCGCGTCCTGCACCGTGGTCGATGAAATGTTGCCGGACGGCGTGTTGTTGATCGTCGAAGCCGAAACCTGGCCGAGGATCAGGCCGGTGATCTGGTCGTCGACGTATTTCTTGTTGGTGGCCTGGGTCGCCGCGATCGGCGCCGCAGCCGGCAACTGCAGCGCGCCGCTCAAGGTGCCGCCGGTTAACAGCAGATAGTTCGCAAGCTTCGTTGCGGCTGCATCAACGCCGACAATCTGCTCGAAACTAGCAGCATTGAACGCGGCCGGGCCGTGTGGCGTCTTGCAACGGTACATGTTGCCGGACTGGACGACATAATCGCCAACCCCATACATGCCGCGGGAATCAAACACCCGCACAGCCAAGATCGTCATCAAAGTACCAGGCGAAGCTGGGTCAGCATCACCG